TCATCGACAGCACAATCCAATGGATTCATGCGGATGATGGATACATCAAGATATATGAGACACCACGCCCCTACACGCCCTACGTGGTCGGTGGTGACACGGCAGGCGATGGGTCGGATAACTTTACGGGTCAGGTCATAAACAACCTCACAGGCAATCAGGCGGCCGTGTACATGAATCAGTTTGACGAGGACATGTATGCCGAGCAGATGTATTGCCTGGGTAAGCATTACAACTATGCGCTGGAAAGCATCGAGACCAACTTCAGCACGTATCCGGTCAAGGTTCTGACTCGCTTGGGATACACGAATCAATTCGTCAGAGAGCGTGAAGATACGTTCACCGGATCAGTGGCAAAGGCATACGGATTCCGGACGGATAAACTCACAAGGCCTAGCGCCATAGCTGAGCTGGTGAAGATCGTGCGTGAGTCGGTACATCTGATCAACGATATGGACACGCTGAACGAAATGCTGACTTTTGTACGCAACGAGAAAGGACGTCCACAAGCACAGGAGGGCGCACACGATGACCTTATCATGGCTCTGGCAATCGCGTATTACAGCCGTGGGCAGCAAGATAGCCAAGCGCTTCAAAAGGCTGTTGAAACGCCGGTTACGCCGTTCCCGTTTAGGACAGATGATGAAATGAGCAGTGGAGGTGGATACATCGAATGGTAGAAGTGAAAGAGCTTGGAGACTTGCTGAAGCTGCCGAACCTGGAGGAAGAAACGATAAAGCTGATCAACGAGCGTATGCGCGGGCTGATTGGTGATATTAAGCCGTTGACGCCGGCACAGAGGCAGGAAGTTGAAACGGTAATGAACGAGTGGATCCTTGGTAAGAAAGAAGGTGAGCAATAATGCAGGATAAGGTGGAGATTGATACACTCGCTGGCAGAATTGAAAAGCAGTACAAAGAGGGCCTGTCCTACAAGCGTAGGATGGGCTTTCTTGATAAATGGCCTGAATATGAACGTTTCAAGGCTGGTGATCAATGGCCTCCGGCAACACAGAGGACCAAGAGCCTGCCGCGGCCAGTATTCAACATCATCGATATGGTGGAGTCACACAAGGTTGCTTCTGTCATGTCTGAGCAGATCAATATGATCTATTCGGCAGAGGAGATTGACGAAGACAACCCTATGGACGTGGATATTGGTGACCTGTTCACCCGGTATTCGTCGGCAACCTGGGAGCGTATCAAACAGGATGAGCTGAACGAAGAAGCGCTGGATGTAGGCGCCAACACAGGTACAGCCATTTGGCATTACTACTGGGACAACAACGTTAAAGGCGGTCAGAAGATCCCGTATGTTGGAGAAATGGAGGGTGAAATCCTTGATCCAATCAACGTATTTTTCGGTAATCCGCAACAGCGAAACACCCAGAAGCAGCCGTATATCATCATCTCGAGCCGGGAGATGGTCCGGAATGTCAAAGACAGTGCAGAAGCGAATGGTGTCTCCAAAGAGATGGTGGAACAGATTAAGCCGGATAAGGAAACTCAGGATCAAGGGTATGACATGGCCCGGGTTGAGCTTAACGATACCAGCAAGGTGACGGTGCTGACGAAATATTGGAAGGAAAACGGCAAGGTCATGTTCACTAAGGTTGCGTCCAGCGTGGTCATCAAGAAGCCAACGGACACCGAGCTTACCCTTTATCCGATCGTGGTCATGCAGTGGAAGCGCCGGAGGAAGTCCATATTCGGCATAGGAGACACCGAGGGGCTCATTCCCAACCAGAAGGCTATCAACACCCTTATCGCCATGCAAATCCTCTCTGTGCAGCTCACAGGCTGGCCTAAGATGGTGTACAAGTCCAATGCGATTGATCCAAGCAAGGTAACCAATACGCCGGGTGAGATGATCGAGGACAAACTAGCACCAGGGCAGGGAGACGGGGTGCGATACCTTAACCCATCCAGCATGCCGGCCACAGCAGCCAACTTGGTGGAGGCGATATTGGGATACACACGGCAGATGACGGGCGCCAATGAGGCGGCAACGGGTACAGCGCCATCAGCGCAGCTCAATGCCACAGCCATCATGCTCCTGCAGAAAGCCGCAGCCATCCCGATTGAATCCATCAAGCGCCGTTTTTACCGGGCTGTGGAGGACATCGGCCGGATATGGGAGGACTTCTGGAAAGTGAAGTACAACCTGCCGCGTCAGATCATTCTGAAGGATGACGAAGGGGAGGAATATTCCCAAATGTTCCAGGGATCAGCTTACAAGGATACGCCTCTTAACCTGAAGATTGATGTTGGCCCATCGTCCACCTACTCTGAATCGCTCATGCTGTCCAGCCTTCAAGCCATGTTTGACAAGAAGGAAATCAACCTGGAGCAGTTCTTGCGGTATGCACCAAAGAACGTGGTTCCATATCGGGACCGGTTGCTCAAGGAACTGGACGAGAAGAAAGGCGTTGTTGGCATGATGGAGCAATTTGTGCAGTCCATGAGCCCGGAAGAACAGCAAATGTTCTCTCAAATGCAGCCTGATCAGCAGCTCATGATACTGCAGCAGAATCTATTCCCTCAGCCAGCACTACCGGCTGCGCCACAAGCGCCTCAAGCCCCTGTAATTCCTATGCAGCAGCCTGTTGGAGGTGCGGTTATTAATGGGTAAATAGTTTAAAAAGGAGGGATTATCCAGTGACAAAGGTACAAGTTGAGCCACAAGGCCAGACAAACGGGGATCAAATGATCCAGTTTACCGATACAGCCACGATGAAAGGCCGTACATTCAGTTTTGATGTCGAGCAGAATCATCTGTATGTGTCCAACGAAAGCACCGAGCAGCTTGAAGTGAAGGCAGGCGGTGAGACTAGGACATTACCACCGGGCGAATCTTGGGGAGAGCCGCTGAACTACAGCAGCTTTACCATCAAGGCGCTAACCGGTGAAGAAGATGAAACGTATCAATTCAGCGTTGCTGCTACGGTTTACGGTTTGCCGGGTGCCGATCGTGTCAATGGCATAATGGATAACCTCAAAAAGAGTATTGAGGCGCCAGAGCCAACGCCAGAACAGAAGAAATAAAACGGAATATCAGCAACACAGGGCCATTCCAGTGCAGGGGTGGCCCTTTTCATATACAAATTTGCTCCAACCATAGAGCAAGGAGGATTCAAACATGAGTGAAGCATTGGAAGCCGCCAACCATAGCGGTGTTGAAGAAACGCCAGTCATCGAGCAAGAGCAGGTGACTACCGAAGAACCCACAAACGAAGGGCAGGATTCCCCACCACAGGAAGAGCCCAGAGGGATAAAGGTCAAGTACAACAAGGAAGAACGCTTTGTGCCAGAGGATGAGGTACCGAATTGGGTCCAAAAGGGACTGAATTACGATAAGGTTTCCGAAAAAGCCCAGCAAGCCGAGCGTTACCAGCAAATGCTTGACCGTACAGCCAGGTTTTATGGTTATGACAACCACGAAGACTACATGGCCGCACTTGAACAGGCTGAAATGGACAAACGGATCCAGGAAGAGGCTGAGAAATTAGGAGTGGATGAGGAGGTAATCCGAAACCATCTGCAGCCCCTGAACCAAAAGGTGTCCGAATACGAGCGCCAATTGAACGAATTGAAAGAGGCGGAAGCACTCCGGCAGGTAGAGAATCAACTTTCCAGCATGGAGAAAGACGCCGAGAAGTACCCGGATTTTGCGAAATACAAAAACGATGTGATCAACATTGCTGCAACCCGCGGCTATACGCTCGAGGACGCGTACAAAATCGCTACGTACGAGGAACGCGTTAACAATGCAAGGCTGCAAGCCCAGCAGGAAGCAGTACGAAATCTACAAAAGAATGCCGACAGCGCTACAGGCTCTCTAGGGATGGATTCTCCGGAGCATCCGGGCGGATATGACGCTATGACTCCGGCAGAGCGAAAGGCGTTTAGAGAGAACAATAGGCGTCGGATATAAAAAGGAGAAGATGATAAATGGCAACTCAAGTACAAGGTTATAACCCTACAGCAGGCGTAAACGCATTGACAGCAGAACAACATACATTCTTTCAAGATGAAATGCTGGAAAGACTGACGCCGGAACTTGTATGGACTGAATATGGCGACAAAAAGAACATCCCTAAACGTAAAGGTGCATCAACGAACTTCCGGCGCCTCAATTCTTTGGCTGTATCAACCACCGAATTGACTGAAGGTGTAACACCCGACGGCGTAAACCTGGACGTTACGGCTATCACCACCACGGTTAAACAATACGGGAACTGGACAAAAATCTCTGACTTGCTTGATATGACGGGATATGACCCTATTCTTCAAGAAACTGTTGGACTGATGGGTGAGAATGCCGGTGAATCGATTAACGTAATCGCACGTGATATCATCTCTGCGGGTACCAATGTATTCTACGCCAACGGAAAAACGGCTCGGAACCTTATCGACGAGACCGATAAAATTACAGCACTTGATATTTTGAAAGTGCGCCGGGCTATGAAAAATAACCATGTTAAAACAATCAAACTTCCTGGAGGTAGCATGGGGTATGTAGCGCTGGTACACCCTGACGTTGCCCTTGATCTTATGCAGACACCAGAATGGAAGGAACAAAATACTTACGTTGATACGAAAAATCGCGAAGAAGGTATTCTCGGTAAAATGTACGGTATTTACTTCCGTGAAGTTGATACGGGCGTGAAGTTTGAAGGCGCTGGAGCATCTGGTGCAGACGTTTACGGTACCATTTTCCTCGGACGGGGAGCTTATGGTATTGCTGACATCGGCGGCACCGTAAAACCTGAAATCATCGTACACCCTGCCGGTTCTGCCGGTTCTGCGGATCCACTCAACCAGTTCAACACGGTTGCTTGGAAATGTGCATTCACAGCTGTTCGCTTGCAAGAACTTGCCATTGTCCGGTATGAATCCGGAGCAACTGT